TTGTGCATATAGATAGAGCCAAGAATGTAGATTTTAGACAAAATATAGAAAAGATTAGATTAATAGGAGCAATTTTTGAACCGGAAGTTATTCTATTTGAAACAAATACCTTTGCTAAATCTTTCACTCAAGAATTAAGAAATATTTCAGATTTAAATGTTCAAGATTTTAATACCACAAGAAAAAAGAAACAGGAAATAATTCTTAGTTTACAGATGAATATTGAAAATGGTAAAATAAAATTTCCTTATGGAGATAATAATAGTAGACAAGTAACTAATCTTTTAATTGAAGAATTATCTATGTTTTCTATCACTCAAGCAGGTAAATTTGAAGGGGTCGGGGCTCATGATGACCTAGTAATGAGCCTTGCATTAGCCACCGCCGCCACGCATAATTCTACAGAAGTGTTTATGTTGTTAGATGATATGGGCATCTTTGACGAACCTAAACAACAATTAGCCCGACCCGCTTCCGGCTTAATGGGGTTAAACTTTTAGAGGTGAAAAAATGGCTAAAAAATTAAGTACAGAATTCGATGAATTAGCCAATATTGCTAGAGAAGATGAAAAGTTGGCAGAAGAAGAACAGCGAGTTATAGATGAATTAACAGTAGATAAAAGTGATTTCTTAACATGGCTTGATAATCAACCTCTTTCTAATCATTTTGATATAGAAAAAAAATATGCTAAAAAATTTAATACTAATTTATCTCAAGCAAAAAAAGAATTAAATATTGTTGTTAAGAAATATGAAGTAGAAGGACATGATGTACCAACAGTAGTCAAACAATTAAAAAAGTATAGAAGAACACTAAAGGGAAGTGCAAAAGTAGATATTACAAATTCGATAGACAATCTAATAAAAGCATATTCTGACCATCTTAGCACTAGTATTGATGATATATATTGGATTAAAAAATACAAACCAATATTAAATGATATGGTATGTAGTGAAGATAATATTATAAAATTATCTTACGTTTCTGAGGAGTCTACAAGAAGAGAGATTATTGATACTCTTTGTAAATATTGGGAAGATAAATTACATATGAGGGATATGCCATATAATTCAGATTACGCTAAATTAAATAAGTCCATGTCTGTTTCAAAAAGAGAATTTAAATCTATATTGAGAAAATATATGACAAGTACGACAACTAAAGATATTATTAAACACGAAATATTAAAGGCAGTATGTGAAAATAGCGGTATTTCTTCTAGACAAATACATGAAAGATTACCGACTAGATTATTTAAGAAAACTTCACCAACCATTATTTCTAAAATGGCTAAGAGTATGGATATAACAAATGTAAATGGTGCATTCTATAAATTAAATGATGATATTAAAAAAGATATTTATGCCTATACTGCGGCCTTCATAGATTCAGATGGATATATTACTATGGATAAAAATTACAATCCTAGAGTTGGTTTGATAGCCACAGGAGAAAGAGGTAAAGCATTCATGATGGAAATGCACAAATCATTAGGTTGTGGTAGATTACATCTTGACCAAAAATCACCACAGGCTACTAGGTCAGTTCAAAGATTAAATTTTTATTCGGGTGATGATGTAGTAAAAATATTAACAAAATGTAGGCCACACTTTAAAATGAAAGGGGCTAACGCAGACATATTATTGGAACTAGTAAGGATGAAGAAGTCGCATAAAAAAGAAGAATGGTATGAATCTAGAAGAGAAGAATTATTTAAATTAATGAAATACGAAAATCATAAAGACCATGTAGGGTATGATTTTTCTCAATATGGAATAGACCCAACCACCGTTGCTAAGTTTCATGAAAATTCTAAAATGTTTGAAATGGACAGACTGGAAGGGATTGTGGTTTAATGGCTGAAAGAAGAAGATTTAGTTTTACTAGTTTATTTAGAAACACTACACCTAAACCATTAGACCGTGGTGTATATAATATTGGAATACAGGAAAAGGATACATCTTACTTGTTAACTTCTCCTATAATATATCATATTGCACAGCAATCTGTAATTGTTAGGACTTGTACTACCCAATTAAAACAAGAAGTATTTAGAAGAGGATATGTATGGGAAGAAAAATTTGCATCAAGATGTGATAAATGTGGAAAGGAACATAAAACTCCCGTTAAGGAATGTGGTGATTGTGGGGGGATAGAGTTTTCTAAGCCTGACCCTAAACAATTAAAGTATGCTAAAAAGATGTTAGGTGGTTATGTTAATAAATCTGAACAAATGTTTATTGATGTTTTAAAAGAAATGGAAGACGATTTGAACATTATGGATGATGCATATTTAGTAATGGTAAAAGAATATTATTTAGACAACGATAATAATATAAAAATGCACAGAATAAAAGAAGTTTATCGAGGTGACCCTATTGGTATGCATATTTATTCAGATGAGAAAGGAGAGAGAGGAAATACTGGATATACTTGTTTAAGACACAGAGATACTATTAGCCAAAGTTCTACAGGAACTTGTGAAACATGTGGTTGTAAATTATATCCAGTACACTTTGTTAACAGAACTAATGGACAAGAGCAGTATTTTATCAAGGGAGAAGTATTACATTTTAGTAAATATTCCCCAAGCAGAATATATGGTTTATCTCCAATAATTACTTTATGGAATAATGTTACAACATTAATTGCTATGGAAAATTATGTTAATTCTTCTTATACTAAAGCAAGAATGCCTAGAGGAATTTTAGCAGTTCAAACAAGAAACATGGATTCTATGAAATCTTTTTGGAGAAGCGTAAAGGAGAAAATGGAGAAAGACCCACATTTTATTCCAGTAATGGGTATAGAAGCAGAAGGTGGAAAGGGCTCTATTGAATGGGTAAAGTTCATGGATAGTTTGAAAGAAATGGATTATATGTCTGTTAAAGATGATTTAAGAGATAGGATTTCTGCTTTTTATGGAGTAAGTAAAATTTTTATGGCAGATAATTCTGCTAGTGGTGGGTTGAATAATGATGGTATGCAAATACTTGTAACTAATAGAGCGGTAGAAATGGCACAAACAATATGGAATAATTATGTATTCCCATTTATGACAAAAGAGTTTGGTATTCTTGATTGGCAATTAAAATTACCACCATCAGAAGAAGAGGATGAGATTGCTAAATTAAGAAAGAGAGAGATAGAAGTAAATGTTGCGGCATCAATTAAGAACTTAGGGTTTGAAGTTGATATGGATGATGAAGGAAGGTTTACTTTTTCTAAACCTCCCCCCGAACCTAAAGCAGAAGAAACAGAAGGGGAAGAAGAAGAAATAGAATTAGACCCTTATGCAGGTACAAACATAGACCAATCACAGTTAGGTCAAATGATGGAAGCAGGTACAAAACCTAGTATGGCAGAAGCAGGACAACCTGAAAAGGTAAAATCAGAAGATGAACTACCCGCTACTAGAAATAAACCATCTATGTCAAGAGGGCCGGATAAAAGATTTAGTGGTTTACCCGCAGATGCAGGTAATCAAAATGTGGATAAAAGAACAGAGAGGCGGGTAGGTTGAGTAATCTCGTTGAGTCTGCTAAAAAATGGAAAGAAGAAATAGATAGACTTAATGCAGAAACAGATGAAAGAATTAGAAAATATTTGGAGGAAAAAAAATGAGTAAAAAAAGCGTAAAAGATATAGAGAAAGAAATGAAAAATGCAAGAATTGCGGAAAAAAATCACTATGATAGTTTAGTTACTAAAAATAGAGATTTTACTTTAGGTACTATTGCACCGGACACTAAAGCATACAAAGCACCGCCTAGTGTTCCCGATGTCAATGTAATGCCAAAAAGAAAAAAAAGAAGTACTACTGAAAGTCCATTTTAATTGAGGTGTTATTATGGATTGGGAAGATATTCTAAAAGTTAGGGATAAATCTCAAGAAAAACTACAAGAATTTTTAGAACTACAACGGCGTGGTCAAGGAAAAGGAATAACTTCAGCGATTGAACAAAAAAGAAAAGAGCAGGAATTAGAACCAAGATTCAAACATTTGGAAAGACTAGAAGAAGGTCTTGAAACTTTAGTAGCACCAATCACAAGGGAAAGAAAAGATAAAGATGGTAAGTCAATTAAAGAAACAGTAAAAAATCCATTCCCAACTCCATCTTTAAGTGAAACACAAAAACGAAGGTCGGATATTAGACCTATTGAACCTAATGAACTTAAAATACTCAATAAAAAATCTCTTTGGAAAGTAAATCGTAAAGTAAAAATAATCTTTGAAAGAACTTTAGAAGAGATAAAGACCTCAAATCCATCGTTTACACCAAAGTATGATGTTAGAGATTTATCTCACGCTTCTTTATTTTTAATGATGTTATCTAAAATAGATTTAAATTTACCCCCACCAACAATGGATGGTAAAAAAGGTTCTAAATATAAACCTACTATAACAGAAAGTAAAATTCCATTTACTTCATTAGAGTCTGTTGATAAATATTTAAAAGACATTGATAAATCCATAAAAGAGATAGAAAAACAAATTTCAGTGTCATTAGGTAAAACAGTTGATATAAGTGAAGATTCTGACATTTTACAATTACTTAATCAATTACCGGCAGATGAAGATGATGATAAAATACAACAACTCAAACTAAAAATAAAAAATTTAAAAATACTTAAACACACAATAAAAACATTATCAGAAAAAACAATTCCAACTCTTAAAAAGGACAAAGAGAAGATAGAACAAGAAAAGGATAAAAATAAAAAAGAAGAAGCACGTAAATCATATAGACTATCTTGGCGTAAAACAATGAACACTGTTAATACAACAATAGATGCGTTAGAAAGTAACTTTGGTAGTAATTATTTTCAAGATTTAATAACAAGCACAAAACAAACTGCATCTTCTACAACAATTAATACTTATTTTCCCGATAGTAAAAAGAATAAACAAACACGTTTGTTAGATATGCTAAAAAGTGAAAAGTATGTTATGGAAGTAGGTAAAAATAATAAATTTATTATGAAAGAAGATGACCTACAAAAATTAATTGAAAAATTAGATAATATTAGATTTAATCCTAGTCAAAATTTTGCCTTCTTACAACCAAAATATCAAAAGAGAAAGAAAGGTCAAAAATATTCTATATATGGTGCGACAGTTGAATCTAATCCACAATATAATCCTTTATTTAAAAGTCCTAATAAAGCATTAGAATCTACATTAGATATTCTAAATATTTTAGGTGGAAAATATTTTTCTAAACAACGCAAAGTACGCACCAAAGAGGAGAAGAAAAAATACACTAAAACTGTATCTAATAATAGACTAATACGAAGATTATTAGATGACTGGTCGGATAAAAGTCTAGAAGAAGTAAAAAGTAGAGTAAGAGCAGTAGAGCAAATAGGATTATTACAACCTAAAAATGTCACAAGAATTAATAAAATTTTATTTAGAGGAAATGTTGATAACTTTTTTGTAAAAGATGAACACCCGTTCATAAATTATGATAGTGGAGTTAGAGATAATCTAAGACCTAAATGGGATGAAGATAAGAATTCTTGGGGAACAACAGATAGTGATGGTGATTGGGAAGATAAAATCATATTATATGATAATAAAAAATCTACTGATATATGGAGAGAAATTGTCACTAAGTTGAACCTAAGTGAAAGTGGTTTAGAAGTATCTTCTACAAGAAAAGAAAGAAAAGATAGTGAATCAAAATCTTTAAAGTTAATATCTGAAATACTACAAGCATCAGATAAACTAAAAAATGTTAAAACAAGACAAAAGATATTGTCTAAATATGATAAATTAAAAGAAGTAATTCTTACTCCAAATAAAAATAGTTTATCTCCTTCTGATAAAAATATTGCTATTTCACAATTAAAAAATGAAGATAGATTAATATCAGATATGTATAGTTTTATGACAACCTTTGATGATGTCTTAGAATTAATGGAAGAAAATATTCCTTCTGATTCTGCTACTTTGAGAGAAACCATTTTACAAGGAGAGGAAAATTGGGCAGTAGGTGTTACTGGACGATTACAAGGAACAAATAAAATATTGGTATCGTTTATTGAACCCTTAGAATTTTTATATCAGATTTTATTTTCATTAGGTAGAACAGTTGATATTGAAGATTCTGAAATTTTTCAAATTATTAAAAATAAAAAAATGGATTTAGATATTAGTGAACAATTAAAAGAAATATCTGAACTAGAAAAGAGATTGAAAGAACAAAAAATAGATACTGAAAAAATAGAAGAATATGAAAAATTATTAGAAACTCAAAAGAAATCTATAGAAATTTTTAGAAATACAGATTTTGTTCGCAATCAAGATGTAGAAAATGGTATAGAAGAACTATTAGAAAGTGATGATATGGTTAAGAAAAGTTATGAGTTTGAAGAATTAACCTTAGATGAACAAATAGCAAAGGCTTTAAGAAAAGTAAAGCGTAAGAAAGCATTATTGGAGAGGAGTTTATGAGTTGGGAAAATGTTCTCAAAAAAAATAAACCCTCATTATTTAGTTTAGAAGATGCTATAGGTAAAACGGATTCTAAACAAAAAAAGAAACTTAAAAAGGTTTTACAGGCAAGTGAGCCTACAGAATTTTTTGGTCAAGAAATGACTAAACTTACAGAGTTAATAGATGAATTAAAAGATGTAGAATTAATTAAAACAGATAAAAAATTAAATAAAAAAATGAAATCATTTGAAGAAGCCAATCTAGATATTGTTGCTACGGCTTCAAAATTAAGAAAGGATTATGAAACATTATACAACCAATTACGTGGAGTAGTATATCCAAAAAGTAAAGGGAAATTAGGAGACAAATAATATGCAAGAAATAAATTGGAAAGAATACTTGAGGGGAGAACTTCGGGAATGTTTTAAGACTATAGCAGAGGATGAAGCGGTAGGTGGTTACTATTAGTGGAGAGTCTGAGGAAATATTATTATTATTAAAAGAGTTAGTTTCTAAGGTTAAAACTTTAGAAGATGCAGTATATAATAAAGATAATATTTTAATGAAATCGGGGTTTGTTGTAGTAGATACACCAACACCTGCTATTAGAAATGAACATACTGTTAGTGACATTTCTAAAATGGATTGGTCACAAATACATGACACTGTTAATAAAATGGGGAAATAGATATGCCGGAAAAAGTAACAAAGGAAGAAAGAGTAGCAGAAATTGCTATAGAACATGCAAAAAAATTATTAGAAGTTGTTAAGGCTAAAAAAGAAGATTCAGTAGTTGATGTTGAAGTTAATGAATTAGGAGATTTAGATGAACTTGACCATTTGGGCGAAGAGGACAAGGTGAAACGTCCAACCAAAAAACCATCAGAAGAAAAACCTAAAATGAGTAAAGATGCTAATGATGGATACATTGGAGACAAACCTTATTTTGGTTGAGATAGTGATGTTAGATGCCTCAAACAGGAATAAGTTTTGAAAAAGAAACTAGTGATTTATCTAAAAGAGTTTTAGATTTTTTTGAAAGAATTAGATATTCCTTTTTATCGGCTAAAGATGACCCTAAAGAATATGGGTCTAAATGGAAATCAGCAGTAGAAGAAATACGAGATATGTTTGATTCTTTAGATGATTTTTCTAAAGAATTAAAAAAATATGTAGAGGAAAAAGATGTTTTTTCAGGTGATGCTAAAGACCCTACATCTGTTACCGCACAGAGAATATATGATAATATAAAAGAAATGAGATTTAAATCTAAGTCTGTATCCGACCCTTTTTCTAAAGTATTAGGAGATGAAGTCGTAGATATTTTATTAGAAAAGGAACATACTTTAATTGCATTTTTACATTATGCTATTAGGTCGCACAGTAATGCTATACCGAAAAAAGTTTGGGTAAAAAATAACTTACCTCCCGATGAAATAACTCAAGGTTCTATGGGTCTAGATTTAGAAATAGATGATATTGGATTATATATCAAAGAACATTATGGGGGGGATAAATCAACAGATAGATTATCTAGCAAAATTAAAGGAGCATTAAAAAAGTTAGAAGATATGTTTGTTGAAAAGTATGGAGAAGAGTCTTGGGAAGATTTAGAAGAAATAGATATTCCTACTTTAAAAAAAGCAGAAACTAAAAGTGAAGAGGAAAAGTCTGCAATAGATTTTATTATACCAAATAAACCAATGTTTAGAATTTTTGAAATAGATGATTTAAAAGAAATTAAAGGATTAAGTGGAGAGTTTGTTGTTCAAGAAAAATATGATGGAATGAGGATTCAAATTCATAAGGTAGATAATAATGTAAAAATTTATTCATATAATAAAATAGACATTACAGATAAATGCCCCGAACAAGTAGAAGAAATAAAAAAGAAACATTTTGGTAGTTGCATATTAGATGCAGAATTGATGTTATTTTTAGATGATGAACCTCTACACAGAGCAGAAACTATATCTTATATTTTTAAATTAAAAGATGAAAATAAAAAAGGAGTATTAAAGGCTCATGTTTTTGATATTATGCAACACGAAGGTAAATCTGTTATGGAAGAACCATTAAGAGAAAGAATTAATATTTTATTGTACCAATATTCACAACATTCTTCTGAAATGTTAGCATTTCCATCCAAAAAAGATACACGAATGGCTGATTCGATAAAAGAGGTTTTAGAATACTCTAAAGATATTATGAAACTTCCTGCATCTGAAGGTGTAGTAATAAAAGATATGGAGTCAACTTATTATCGTGGAATATCTCAAAATCCAAAATGGATTAAATGGAAAAAGTTTGTAGACTTAGATGTAATTGTATTAAAAGATAGAAAAACTAAAAGTGGTTTACATTCTTATACTATGGGAATTGGACCAGTTCCCGCTTCAGTTGTTAGAGAATATGAAACAGTTGAGTTTGAAGATAAAGAATATCTAGAAGTAGGTAAAGCATTAAACACTAAAACCAATGTAGAAGTTGGAAAAATAGTAAGAGTAAAGGTAGATGAAGTAAGAAAGAAAGGTAAATCTTTTAGTCTATACTCTGCTAAAGTAATAGAAGTTCCTGAAGTTTTAGTTTCTGATACATTTGAAACATTAGAACATTTAGCATCTAAGACTAAAAAATCTTTAGAAGATGCTTTAGATTTTCTAGGTGATAATGTATTAAGAACTCCTTATAAAATTATGAGCGGAGTGGGAGAGAGTCAAGAGAAACTTAAGAAGGCATATTATGTTACAGATAATATACACGGTACTGCTGAAATTATATTAAAAGAAGACTTAGATGGATTTACTATTTATGGTTTTGAGGGAGATACATTAATGCAAAAAAATGCACTTCATAGTATAGATATATGGAAAGAACAACTTACTGAAATCATAAAAACTAAAAGGTCAACATTGAGAATTGCAATTAAAAATGAAATTTTAGAGTCGGGAAGACCCAAAGTAACATTTGAAAAGATAATAGAATTTGTTAGAGATAATTATCCCGAAACATTTGAAGATGTATTTGATAATAAAGAAGACAAGTTAATGAGTTGGATGAAAACAGAAGGCGATGTAAGTTTTGTTTATCATCATCCAAATAAATTTAGTGTTCAAAGTGATGAACTGACAAAGGATATAGAAGTATTACAAAAAGAAGATAGAAAGGGTAAGTTTGTAATTAAACGTAGAGAAGATGAAAATATTGATTTTATTATAGAATATAAAGATAAAAGAAATGCTTGGACAATAGAAATTGAAGACTCTGAAGATATTTTTAATTTATTTGGTAAGTCGGGTAAATATCCTGCTATTGTCGCAAAAAATCTCGATAGTGGTAAAACTTTAGATAAAGGAGAGTTACTTCTTGGAGTACAAAAACAAGGCTACCACGAATATAAACTAAATGGGGATAAATTTGATACTAGAATTCACATAAGAGTTTTACCAGTAGATGAAAAAAATACATGGCTTGCATGGACAGGTAAAAAACAAGAAATGTTACCATTAGATGAAGATGAAAAGTTGTGGGATATTACAGAAGATAAGCATGCAAATTTAGAGTTTCCAAAAGAAAATAACACTTAATTTATATAGTAAGAGTTTAAACTGACTGTTCGTGCAAGCGATGCAGATGTTAAGAAAAGAGGATAACACCTCTGGTCATTTTAGCATTTTAAAGTCTGATGATTTAGTTATTGGAGGTTATGCTTCTATTGAAATAGTAGATAAACAAAACGACTTAATTACATTAGAAGCATTAAATGACGCAGTTGCAAAATATATGAGTGAAAAGAAATACAGAAATGTAATGTCTAATCATTCTAATGTTCAAGTTGGGGAAGTAATTGAAAACTACAGAGATAAAAATGGAATGCTTCATAAAACAGAAGTAGATAATGTTGGTTTTTATGTTGTTATTAAATTAAGAGATGACATAGAAAAGGCAAAAGAAATTTCAAGAGGTATTAGAAAAGGAACACTACGCTCCTTTAGTATTGGTGGACAAGCAATATCAAAGCGTAGTAAAAAATCAGATGAGTTCGGTCAATACAATGAAATTGACAAGTTAGAGTTACATGAGGTAACTATATGTGAAAAGGGAATTAATCCCGAAGCGAGATTCGACATTTTAAAACAAGATGTTGGAGGTAATAAAATGAGTGATAAACTGGAAAAAGCACTTGAGGAGTTGAACGGCTTGATGAAACAAGTTAGTGATATCCACAAGGAAGAAGAAAAAGATGCCGATATGAAGAACGCAGGTGACATGAGTTACATGGATTCAATGGATGAAAAAATGGACTATGAAAAGACTGACAGCGAAGAAGAAATGAAAGCCGATGATGAGATGGACGATGATGAAGCAAAAGCATTAGACATTGACAATACTCATTCAGAAGCAGGAGAAGAAGTAGTAAGTGGTGGAAATCCAACTGCAACCCCTGCACCGCTTAAAGTTTCTAAAGGATTAGAAGATGCTGATTTCAGTACTTTGAATCTAAGTCAAGAAAATGTAGAGAAGGCTTACGAGGCTTTCAAAGCAGAACGTCTTGAAAAACTCGCATACGATTCCCTAAGCAAGCAATTTGAAACAAGACTTGCTGAAGAATTAGAAGTTAAGAAAGCAATGGCAGAGAGAAACGAATATGATGCTATCTCTGAAGTTGCGGCTCTTAAAGAAGAATTTGCAGAACTACGCAAATCATTATCTGAAACAGAAATACGCAAAGCACAAGAAGTTGCCTTGCCCGAAGGATTCCCAACATCAATGGATGCAATAGCAGACATGTCTTGGGGAGATATACACACATTAGTTGGAAGGAGAGATTAAGAATGACATACATAAATACAATAAGAGATTTGGAAGCAAGCACATATGGAATGGCCGGAGCAAGCGGTAACGCCCTACTAAAGAGTAGTGGTGTTGTTGGCGGATTCGGTGGCGGACTAAACGGTGCAGGACACGATGCGGCATCAACCCTTACCGGTGGAGCGGCAGGTTTAGGAGACTTGTATAACGTTCTTTACGGACAAAAAGTTTGGTCAATGTTAAATCAAGAAGTTAACGTTTTGTCAATGATTGCTAAGAGGCCATATACATCAAGTGGTTGGAGAATACTAAAATCCCGTCCTACGGGTGGTTCAGATGCGGCTTTCGGAATAGGAAGTCAAGACGTTGACGCAAATTCTAGTGATTTATCTACCCCTAAAGCAGACCAAATTGGTGGTGTAGAAGAAAACGCAACATTAGGTGGAGCAAATGGATTCAAAGCATTGTCTCCTGAATACACTAAACTATTTACAAGCCCTAAAACAATAGCACATTTGTTCGAGTTCTCTGAACTTGGAATGGAATTGGCCGCTATTGATGATGGTGTTGGCGATATACGTGCAATTGTTAGAGAAGACATGGGTAAGCATCACGCTGAAGTTCAAAGTAAGATGTTACTAATGCCTCTAGAAAAATATGATGATGCAACTGCACCTAACATAACAAGAAATTATACTTCTTTAATGAAGATAGTTTCTTCTAACGAAGAAATTGCGGCTATGGCTAATGCTGATATGACGGCTATGGGTGCGGGTAATGGTTCTCCTGACCTCGCAGGTTTAGTAGACGTTACTAAATTATTTGGTGCTGATAGAGCAGAAGGTACAGGTATATCTGTAAGTGGTTCAACATATACAGGTGTTAACGATTTCATGAGTGCAGAGGTTGATTTTGGTGCAGTAGGTACAGGTTATACTACAGGCCCTAGAGTATTAACTCTAACAATATTGAATGATATGCTACGAAGAATACGTGTTAACGGTGGAAATCCAAAAGTTATTTTAACAGGATACGATACTATACAACATATATCTGACTTACTACAAAGTCAAGAAAGATTTATGGATAGGAAAGAAATTGTTCCTACACATAATGGTGTTCGTGGAGTTAAAGGTTCAGAAGTTGGTTTCAGAGTTGCAACATACTATGACATACCGATTATCCCATCAAAGGATATGCCTAAAACACACAAAAGCAATCTAAACCCTACTAACCCATTGAGTGATATATTAATTCTAGATACTGACCATCTATGGTTAGCGGTTATGAAGCCTACACAATACTTCGAGGACGGAATTTCAAATGGAAACCCATTCGGTGTTGGTAAACTTGGTAATCAAGGAATGTACCGCACTATGGGAGAAACATGTTGTTCCTTCTTTAAAGGTCAAGGTAAGATTACTAACTTGAAGAGTGCTTAGGTGATTCTATATGACGGAAGAAGTATACGATGTTACTTTGTTGGCTGACCATAAAGGAATAGCCGCACCTAAAGTACACGGAGATGAGTATTATGTTGATGCAGTAATTGATGTATCTACATATGATGCTAGTGGTGTAGTGTTAAGTGCGAGTGATTTTGGATTATCTAGAGTTACCGCAGTTACACACACGGGTACTGCAAATGTTTTATTTTATCCAACATTTGTTATATCAGAAGCAGGTGCTTACACTAGTACTACTTCATTTACTATGTTGTTAGTACAAGCACTACAGGCTACACCGGCAGAAGTTGGTGATGGTGGAACTCATAGTGGAATGCAATTTAGACTTAGAGTCTACGGACTCCTTTGAGTAAAACGTAAAATAGTAGTCATTGCTCCCTCTTAGCGGGGAGCAGTGGCTACCTATCTAATTATGGAGTGAAAACAATGGTAAAAGTACAACTAAAAAAACAAGGAAGACCGTATAAATTTGTAGACAGAGGAATAGAATATTTTATTTCTCATGAAGGTATAGAACCTAAGTTACCTACTAATCTTGCCCTTAGTCTAATAGGTAATCGAGAATTAGAGTTTACCTTTGAAGCAAAAGACAAGAGTGCAATTCAAAATTTAAATTCTAGTTATTTACAAACTTATTGTGAAATATATAATACATCTGATACAAAGACGTTGTTAGAAGTATTATTTCCTAAGAAAACTACTACACAAAAAGTAAAGAAAGTTGTAGAAGAAGTATTAGAAACTCCTGCTAAGAAAGCCCCTGCTAAGAAAACACCTGCTAAGAAGGCGGCTAAAAAAACACCTGCTAAGAAGGAGGTGAAGAAGTAATGTCTATAACATGTGCAACAAGTGGAGTTAAAACTACTGATGCAGTAGTTTCTGCTTCTAGGTGTAAACTCATGAGTATTCATGTTAGTGTTACTAGTAGTAGTGGAACTGCGGCCTTGAGTACACTACAACTTTATGATAATGCAAGTGCCGCAAGTGGAACAGAGATTGCTAGAATTAATTTATTAGCATCTAGTACTTCTCCACAAACTATTGAATTCGATATGCATGGTGTATTATGTGCTAACGGTTTATTTGCCGATGTTACAGTAGGTAATAATTGTACTGTAGCGTATAGCGTGGAGTTTGCTTAATATGCCTAGCATAGATACAGATACAAGACTAATAATGACAATACTATTCGTAGGGTCAGTTAGTGGCGTTAATGTTTATTTTTACACTCAATATGGTGTAGACTTTCCATATGGGGGGTATGCTCATGGAGTATTATTTGGTATTATAACCATTGGTGCTATTATGATTATGAAAGCGGCGTTTGATTTGATGCTTCATGATATGATAGAAGATAGATTACTACAACGTAATATTGATAATTATTGGTTTAGAAAGGCTAGAGATGAAGAAAACCGTAAGAGAGTTAGAGAGTCTATGAGAAACTTTCAACAGAACTTTGCTCCCGTATATGGAGATACAAATTTACCTACCTTTGGTCAAACTAACAAAGCAGAAGAACAAACAGTCTCACCCGCATTCTTAACAGAACTAAGGTAGATAGGAGGTCATAAATATGGTAGGAGAAATCCTAATGGGTTTTGATGAGTCTGCTATGGCTTATGATTTACAAAGAGCCCATTCAGCAGATATATGGTTTATTCGTGCAAGATTTTGGATATGGAGTATTGTTGCTTCGGTGGTGTCTTTTAGTATAGGACATCTTATTGCACATTTAGGATTTAATATGTATTCTTGGATGTGGGGAGGTATGGTAGACTTTTGGAATCATTTATGGTGATATTATGTCAGTAATGGCAGGTTTTGCTATATTGTTGGTTGAAGGTATTAATAAGGTATATCAAAGACTACACTCTATTCCTTTTGGTGTATACGGTGCGAGCAAAGCAGGGAAGACAACTTTACATCACCAATTAAGAACTAGAGGAGAAGTACCAACAATAGTAGAAAGAACTGTTGGAACACATAAAGCAACTAGAAAATACGTTAAGTTAGATGGCGATGCTCATACAGTAAAAACTGCTGATATAGGGGGAGAAACAGTTTTTTGGGGAGAATGGGTAGAAGACATGAAAAACAGACATGTAAAATATATAATTTTCATGATAGATGATAGACATATGGATAAACATTTTGATATTGAACAACAGTTATGTTGGACATTTTTAGTAGATACAATTTGTGCTAACTCTTGGACGGTTAACGGTAAGAACAAAAAGAAAAAGAATCATGATTATCCAATTGCAGTAGGAATATGGGCTAATAAATATGATTTGTGGAAAGACAAATATGACCATAAAGGTTCAATAGATAAGCATCCTATTTTTGATTCTTTTCAAGTAGGTATGCAAAAGTTAAATGATAAAGGAATCCCATGCTTTAAATATATAGTGAGTGCGAAGTCCGATTCAGAAATGGTGTATAGAGGAATATTAACAATGATAAAAGATTACTAGGTGAAGAAAATGACGATGAATTTTAACCCCCCAAATTTAATAGGAGCAACAACGACAAACGTGAGTAACCCTTTCTTAGATAGGTTTACTCAAGCAAGAGCCGCAGGTGCGGTAATGCTATATGAGTATAAAAGTGTAAAACCAAAAAAACAACTCAAGGAAATAATAAAAGTATTATTGCCGGAAAATAAAACTTTTTTAAAAATTCCATACAAATTCAAATATAACATAAAAGATAGATGTGTTGTATGTGGAACACAAAAAGTTTGGGAATCTGCTGATAGTATGCGACCCCCATTACCATTACATAAAGTGAGAAAGGGTTATCCTATGAGAGGAACTTATTGTGATAAACATGCTTCTATTCATAGACAATATGAAATGTTAGAACAACAAATACTAGCAGAAGAACATGGTTTATCTTATAGTGCTTATATTCCTAAGATGCCTAACTTAAACCCTTTAGCAAGTGGTCCACTTACTAGTTTAAAACAGACAGATATACAATCTTTATCTGCATTAGGTTGGACAATAAAACCTCCAACGACAGGATTAGAAAGTAAAGAAGAAGAACTATTTAGAATATTAATAGAAAGTAATGCGAATAATGAAAGAGTCAAAACTTTATTAACTGAAGGCGTGAAGATACAAGTGCAAGAGCAGGTGGGAGTTGAGGAATAATGGGATTATTTGGTACAAGTAATGGACAGATATTATCATCTATGAATGCTAATAATCAGACACAATTTAAAACTATGAATAATTTATTAACTCTACAAGAGAATCATGTAGAAGATTTTTTTCAATATCATGGAGAAGCGTTTTTAGCGGCTTTGGATAAATTAATAGAAGATGCAGTAGAAAGAAGTGTTAGTAAAGTTATAGGTAATTTAAAATTTAACACTCAAAGTAGTGGAGAAATAGTCTTACACCCCGATGCAGTTGCTACACTAAATACTATTACAGAAGAAAATATTACATTAGATTTACAAACTCTTTTGGCTACTGCGGTTAATAGTGAAGTTATAATGCAAAGAAGAATGGCTAAACAACAATATCTTGAGTCACAAGGATTTTCTAGTCCTGCACAACAGGCTATGCCAACTCAACCAGTAAATCCAATGGGTATGAATCCTCAAAATATACAAGGTAATAATATGGGAATGGGTATGAACAATGCAATAAATCAACAAGCAATGGCTATGAATAATGGTAGTGGATATCCAGTTCCACCTGCCGGATATGACCAAATGAATAATGCATATTGGATAGACCCTAATACAGGTCAGATGACATATACACCTCCTACTAGTGGTTTAGGATTAGGTGCGGCCATAACTAAAGGCGTTGCTTGGGCTAAATGGTTGGCTTAAGCGAGGGTTATAGAATGATAAGTAAACAGGATAAACTAATAATTCATAGTAACATTATAAGTGATACCATAGGAAGTAGTAGAACACTTAGTCCTACCATCATATTTACCCCATCAGATAAAACAAAAATTATGCCCGAATTAATAAAAGATAATCTTTTATTTAGATATATGTGTTTTTATATGTTTTCTAATACTCTTATTGCTGATGCTAATGTAAACAGAGTAGAACAAATATTACCTAAAATTTTACAAATAAATAAAAGAGACATAGAGTTATTTTTAGAAGAGGCTAAAAATATAGATAGTAAAACTAGTAGTGTAGATGTAGAATCTATAGAAAGAACTGTTGCAGGATTTAGTAATGAAGAGTATGATGAATATAAAACAGCATTTCTAAACCAATTAAAAAAAATAAATTTAGAATCCTTTTTAACAATTATGATTGGTGAAGGTGACAATCAATTATCAAAAGAATCTTTAAAAGATATTTTTAAAAAAACATCTTTTTCGGATTTTTTAAAATTACTGAAAGATAATCCTATTGATGATAGTATTACTTTTATGGATTTAGATAAAAATACAAAACTTAGAGACTATTTATCCGGTCAAAAAGGAAGATATGGAAAACAAGAAAAGAAAACTACACTAAGAGATGCAGATGAATTTAGAATAAACCCCAAGAGTTACAAAGAGTATATAGAACATGTAAAGAGGTTATCAGAAGATAAAGAGTTTAGAGATTCTATTGAGCAAGCGTTTCAGAATATGACTATAGACCAAGATATATTAGATGACCATTTAGATGTATTAGGTAAATTAGAAACAGGTTCTCCACTTTTATTTGATAATATAATGAAATATATTACAGTTAAAACTAACGCTAGTGGTAGTGAAGAGGGAGATGTTATATTATCTGAAAAGGTAATTCAATTTAATCAAACTGAATATCTAAGAGAAGTATTTTTAAATTTTGGTTTGGGAGATATTGAAAAGAAAAATTTTGAATTAGTTTCTGATTTAAAAATAAAAAAACAAGATGATGCAAAAACTATATTTGCGGGAATAAAATCTACAGATGCAGGTAAAGATAAAAGAACACCTTTAATGTTTTTATCTCCAAGGTTTAAAACAAAAAGGACTAAATGGGGTGATTTTGATGTAGAAGAAGATACTAGAATTATAGAAAATATTGAACTAGTAGGAAATAAAAATACAAAAGAATTTGCCTATGATGATAATGGACTATCAGCCTTAGCATCTGAATTAAATGATATTAAAGATTCATATACAAATATAAAACTCAAAGAAACAATTGAAAATTTATTATTTAAAAATCTAAATATGAATATTCCTTTAACAAAATTAATTATTGACACAATAACTCCTACTGACGGTAAAATAGTTTGTGGAGTATTTTCAATGCTCTTAGGTAAAAATGATAAAATTTTTAAAGAGGCTAAAGAAGTTGAAGGATTAGAAACTTATTTAGCAGATAGATTTAGTAAAGATTCAATTTATATGAAAGAATCACAACTAGAAGACGAAAGTGCAGAAATGGAAAAAAAATATGATGAATTTGAAACTATGATGAATACAAATGATGCTTCAAAATTAATGGGTAAAGTTGAAAAAATTAATTTGAAGAAGAATTTTTTCCCAAATAGTCCTCGAATAAGAAAACCGGAAGAAGAGGAAGAAGAGAAAGAACCTAAAGATTTAGAATACGAATTAGTAAAAGACCCATATGTGACATTAAATTTTACTGAGATTTTAATTAAATTGTTTCAAAAACTTGTACCAATACCTACAATTGTAGGGGGTACACCTCAATTTGAAGAATTTTTTGAAGAACAAACAAAAAAAGTAGTAAGAGGACTTAGCCCCGATGAAGAAAATGCAGATATAAAAACGGCTATAGAAAATTATATACGTGTTTTAGACCAAATAAATTCACTTTCAGAAAAAGAAAATGACAGGTTAGTACAATTTAAAAATTTACTAGATAATATAAAATCAAAAATAAGTACAAACAAAGGAGATTTTAGTGCAGGAAACGAAAGTAAGGCACGTTTATTTTTTAATCTATATAAGAACAAAACAGAAACTTCATTTACAGGTACAAAAGATAGAGCAGAAGTAGATATAGATTTCAAAACATTAGCACGAACGGCTAGAAAAGAAAAGGGAATAGGGGCAACAGAAATTCCAATTATAGAATATAAAGATATTAAATTTAAAAAAGATGGAACAGTTAATGCTAAGAACTTTTCTTTTAAGATGGGGTATAGGAAAAAAACTGCTACAGAAGAAGCAAGACAATCTAAAGGTGGAAGGGCGGTTGTTGATAATAATAAGAAAGGTACTAAAGATGTTGTTGATAAAAACATAAATAGATTTTTAAATACTTTAGTTAAGAACTTTAAAAACATAGAAGGGTTGGTATAATAGTATGGCAAGAGTTAGTTCCCCTAGTGATTTTACAAGTATTAACCCTAACTATGTAGAAGGAAGAGGATTTTATACAACTCATACTGACATTTCTAATCTATTACAAATTAGTGCTTTTACTGGTAGCACTACACCTAACTTGATAGAAGTTGGTAAAATAATTAAAAATGTAGAAGGTAAAATAGACGATACTATGGGTATTTCTCATAGACCTATAATATACAAACATGAATATCACAACTTTGAAGCATTTTCTATGGGAGCATATCCTATCCAATATTACAAAGATTATGTTGGGTTTATACAATTAGACCAACATAAAGTACAAAAAATATTAAGATTAGAAGTTTGGCAAGGTAGAGAATGGAAAGACTTAGCATCTGCTACTGCTAAAATTACAATGCCTACAAATCCTGCAAATTCTACATGGACTATAAATTTAGTAGCGGGAAGTTTTACATTTTCTATCGTTAGCGGTACATCAGATACAAAAGATTTCTATGATACTTTTGGCCCTAAAACTACTGCTAGTCAATTAGTAGATACAATTAACGAAGTATTTCCTGCAAAAACTGCAAAGTTTACAGGAGAAACTATCGCTAAAAGTGTAACTGCTAATAGTAATACTAATATTAATATTTCAGATTTTTTTTATGCTACTGTAGATTCTGAAGATTCAAGTACTGTAATTATCTCATCTTTACTACTAGGAGATGATGGTAAAAATTGTACTATTAGTTCTAATTTTGGTACAGTAGAAGGGTTTGCAGACAATGAAAATTCAGGAAGAACTGATGACTTTTGGCAAATTGGAGATGAAGGAAAAATATTCTTTTTAAGAAATTATCCACATATAAATAGTCACTCAGTTAGAGTTACTTATGTTAGCGGTGATGGTAGAGTTACTTCAGCAGTTCATGAAGCCGCTACGAAATTAGCCGCCGCAGGTATTCTATTGCATGATGATAACTCTATATTAATTGCAGAATCGGGTTCTAATATAGATTTAAAAACTAAACATGATATATTGGTAGAAGAAGCAAATAAAATTCTAGATGGGAAAAAGAAACTCATACACTTTATATCGTGATTAATATGGAACAAATTAGCAGACTTATCAAAGAAGCATTAGAGTTACATATTGAACGTAATGAACTATTAAAAGATAGTATTTATGCTGAATTTGCAAGTTCTGATGAAAGAATGATGGAAGAATTACAAGAGATTTATACTAAAACATTATTAAAAAATATGACAGATATGCTTATTGATAAGGGAAAAGGTAGATTTAGTAATAGAACTACTAAGGTTGGGTTTAAGTAATGGATGAAGTAACTTTTCTTTTACGTCTGCTAAGTGATAGATGGCCTTCGGCGGCTGTAGCATTAGCATCTAGGGGAGATATTCTAGCCGCACATGGAGAAACTCCCGAATTTGTTGATGTTCGTTCTATAGAACCAAAAAAGGGTAGAAGGATAGATGCTGATTCTAAAGGAATCTTAGTTGTCTTTGAAGATTCATCTTCAACTTCCTATCCTACTATAGATTATGCAGTAAGAAATGAAGTTTTTGGCTTTACAATACACATTAGAGTTTTACATAGAAGAGATATGCCTACGAATACTTATTCAAGAGATAGACTACAAGCACAATATCGAATTATCCGATACATTTTAGAGACTAACACTATTAGACCAACCGTATATGTTGGTGGCGGAACGTCCGGTACAATAGAAGATAGTGCAGAACTTATTAAATTAAATAGTCGAAGTGATTCAAATGACAGAGGTAAAAAACTATTAGGCTACAAACTTTCGGTGGAGATGAAACGGTTCGGCAGGAATACATGAGGGAATAAAAAATGGTAAGTAATGAAGTGTTTGTAGGTGCAGGACAATCGGTTACCTTTGTACCGGAAACTAATATATATCTAGCAGACTGTTCTAATACTACAGGTACAACTCATACTGTAATAGATTCTTGGAATGGAGATATATCTTTAGTTCCTAAATTATATGTAGGTTGTATGGCTAAAGTAGAATTAAGTAACGGAACATTAGTTGGTCATTTTATGATAGTAGATAATACTTCTACTTCTTTAACATTTAATGAATCAATACATGGTTCAGATTTAACCAATTTAGATGTTACAATTTTATCATACGGTTCTCCCGTTCCATCTGTAGTAACTTTAGATACTCTTGGTGCTACAAATACAGGTTCTAGTACCACAGGAGCAGATGCTTCTGCTATTGCTACTGTTACCATTACATATGCAGGTGGTAGTGGTACTGAGGCTAGTTATAGTAATATTGCTTTAGAAGGTTCACTAACAGGTAGTGGGGCTTTTGCAACTATAGTAGTAAATAATTCTAACGTTATAAGTTCGGTAACAATTACAAAAGGTGGAGATGGATATGTGGTGGGAGAAACTCTTTCACTAGTTACGTCTAGTGGCTTCGGTGGAGGAAGTGACCCAACTGGAATTCCTACTTTAGATGCAAGTGCATCAAGTGGTAACAATGCTAGATTAACAGTAGCCTCTATTGCTACACACGGACATACTGTATTAAGCGATTCTTGGTTAGGATTAGTAAATAGTTTTACCCCACCTACAGTTGAAGTTACACTTAATCAAATGAATTTGGCATTAGGTGGAACAAGAAACTTTACACATCAATATAAAGGTGCTGAAACAGTTAGTGGTGCTTCTTTTGATGTAAACATGAATAATGGCTCATGGCTATATTATACACTAGGAAGTATGAGTGTTTCAGAAGGTGGTAATGCAGGTTCAGCATTATCAAGTGCTTCAACTGCTAAAACTTTTATTAATAGAACTACAGGTCAAATTGTTAGAACAGTTTTAGGGTCTGTTACTAGTACTACCGGAGGGGCTATGATGGTATGTCCACCAATAAAAAGTGTTTCTAATTTTACAGAAAGAACTACTAATGATTTAGTATATACATTTACAGAATTAAATGGTGATTCTCTCCCATCATTTGCTATAGATATGACACATACAAAGGCTAGTAATTCTGATAAGTTAGATGCATTAAGTGGAACACCCGATTCTGCTCACGACAATATGTGGGCAAAACTAGCAACAGGTTGTCAAGTAAACAGTCTTACTATGAATTTTGCAGAAGGAGAAGAACTTAAAGCAAGTGTTGATTTAGTTACTAAAACACTTTTTGATTGTCCTGAATTATATTATCCACAAAGAAATGTTAGTACTGTTTCTGATTTACATAACTTCGGAACAACTGTAGAGAATTATCCGTTTATGTTTTCTGATGGTGGAATTAAAATATTTGGTCAAACTTTTTCTAGAATAAAATCCGGTTCTCTTGCTATTTCTAATAATCTAACTGCTCATAGATTTATTGGTAACTATGACCGTAGAAGTGTTAGCCATCATACCCCTGCTCAAAGAACATATGATTTAAATTTCACAATGTTAATTACTGATACAAGAGTTTGGGAAGAACTTAGAAGAAGTGATGAATTTAATGCTAGTGGTGCAGGAGTACCTAGTAGTGGGGTAGTTCAAATTAAATTTACTAAACCTACTTCTACTGCTCATAGTAATAGTGTTACAGAAGAAATTATTGATTTACAATTTTCAGATTATATTGTAGATTCGGTTACATTCCCGTTTCCCGATGATAAGTCTGCTCTAGAAGTAGAAGTAACTATGAAAGCAAGAACATTAACTCATGCTTCATATACAGGTAGTTGGGAAATTATTAATACAGATTAGGAGGATATTCAGTAAGTAGGATATTCTAAAAAATTAATTTCCATCAACATTGTTTGTTTGTTGATTTTAAAAGTAGGTGGAAAAGAAAATGAGTAATGTAATAAATGATAAGAGTAGGTTGTTTGCAACCATAGAAGAAACGATGCATGAGATAAAGGTCGCAGAAGATAGCGATGATATCATAAAAGTGTGGGTTAAAGAACCTACATGGCTACAAGTAGAAGCGGCACTTTCATCCGTAATGGACGTAGATGCTAGTACACAGGCTATGACTTTAAATCTAAACAAAATGTATAAATTCATGGTATCTGAATTTATTTCACGAACAGAACCTTCTTTAACACATATTGAGATATTAAGATTAAATCCTTATATTGGTTCACAACTAAAAGATATTATGCCCAATCCTTTTTTTGATGTAGCGGGGGCTGATACGGGAAAAGACAACAAATAAGAAATGCATTCTCCGGTAGACCCGTAGACTCTAAATTAGCGTTTAGTATTATGCTATATTCTTATTGTAAAATATTTAACATAAGTCCTCATGAAGCAAGACATACTAAAATGTCTTTAATGCTACAAATGATTACAATACACTCCGAAGCAGAAGCGATAAAGGCAGAAAAATTAGAAAAAGAGTTAGGAAAGGTGAAGACAAATGGCAGATGAAGAGTTTCAAGCCATAACTGCATATGGTAAAGCAGTACAAGAATTAGCAAATAGTACAGATAGTGCGGCTTCTGCTTTTGCTAGTGCGGCTAAAGGTAGTGAAGCATGGACTATGGCTAGTCGTATTTTATCCGGTTCGGGTTTATGGAAATTACAGAATTATGTTAGGTCTGTTGGTAATGCAATTAACATATTTAATAATAATTCAAAGGAAGCAGAATTGAAAATGATTCAACAAATGGAATCAACAATGAAGTTAAGTGAAACATATGCTAGTTTATCAAGAGATATTAAATTAGCATCAAAAGAAACAGGTAGGTTTTTTGAAACGGTTAGCATGATGCAACCAAAATTATCTTCCGCAGAAGCAAGTGCGTTGGCAGTAGCAAAATTAACTGACGTACAGGATAGAATAGGTGATAGAATATTACAAATTGGAGAGAGAGCAGGTATGAATCCTAGTAGACTGAGTAAATATATGAAACCATTTAGAGAATTACAAAAGGGCGAAGAACCACGTTCAAGATTTGGTTATGCCGGAGAAGTAATTAGTGGTTATGGTAAAGGAATAGCAAACTTTTTTGGAAAAAAAGATGGTGACGAAAGAAGTAATTTTCAAAGAGTATGGGAGCGAGGTCAAAAAATTATTACTAGTATTTTAGAAGTAGCAGGAAAGGGTATTAAATTTTTCTTTAAAACTATTCCAGTTTTATTATATGGTGCATTATCTATACTAGTAGGAGTAATGCTACAAGTTATGCTATATGGTTCACTTATTGCAATAGGTATAATGGCGGCAGTTAACATTTTTAAGAAAATGGAATTAGGTTCGGTTTTAAAAATGGTTATGGGTAAACTAGAGGTTGGAAATATATTCTTAGAAGGATTAAGGGAGATTTTAGAAGGCGTATGGAAAATGTTAACTGCTATTTTTCAAGGAGATTTTTCACGGTTTTTTACAGGTATGGGGCAAGTTCTTTTAGGAATTGGAAAAGTATTAGTTAGTGCAATATTATTACAACTTGGTGTAGTAAGTTCTTTGATTATAGGAGTAGTAAATATGTTACCTAGTAAAATAGGAGATGCGATAAAAAAGGCAATAGGAAACATACTTGGATTTGCTAATGGTGGTATTACTAGGGGAGGACTTTCTGTAGTAGGAGAAAGAGGGCCGGAATTGGTATCATTACCTAGAGGGTCTAGAGTTTATAGTAACGCTCAAAGTCAAAGAATGGGTGGTGGAGGTAATAATATTCACGTTCACATTAGTGGTAGAGTTGGTGCTAGTGACGCAGAAATTAGAGATATAGCAAATAAAGTAGCAAGAGAAGTTAACCTAAGAATGAATAGAACAGGTAGTGCAGTAGGTAGATTCTAATGAGTGGTGAAGATTTTAATAATTTTTCAGTCTTTTTACAATTACAAAGAAGGTCAGAAACAGGAGTTGGACATGAAAATAGAATACCATTATTTGTAAATGATATTCAAATTTCTACGAATAAACAAGCACTATCTTTTGGAGTACCCTTTTCAGGATTAACTACAGGAGAATCTAAAACTTTGACATTTGATACAGGTAAAGCAGAAAAAACTGTAAGTTTAACAGGTTTGTTATTAGGACAAACTATACACAAGAAAAAAAGTACAGAAGCCGAAACTAAAAGTGTTAAGTTAACTTCTTATGAAATGGCACAACTAATACATTCTTATGTAGATTCTAGTGCGTTACAAGATGACCAATCTCTAAATACTTTAGTTATTTTAATTCCTAGTAGAGTAGATGAAAACTTTGTTTACCATTCTCAAAGTTGGGATGGAATTGGACCATCTGATGATGTTTCAGATTTAGATATTAGTAAATTACCTCAAATACCTTTTTCTTTTAAGAATAGAGAATATGATAATGATTTTACTGCCTTTACTAAAAATCCTGCTCCTTATTTTACTCCATATACTGACATGACTACTGATAACACTACAGTAGGTATGCGTGGGATAATTCGTTCATTTTCAACATCTATTACAGGTGCAGATTTTCCGGCGGTACAATTTACATTGGAATTCTTAGTGTCTACTGTAATATCGGATAATCCACTAAGTTGAGGTATATGGTATGGTTAATTCTTATGTCGGAGAAACATATAAATTAGTTTTTCCACTATTAAGTAAAGGTTATTTAAACTTAAATTTTTCTAATAACAATATTGATACAACTTCAGACCCCAATGTAACCACATTGTCTACAATATGGAAGCATACTGATTCTTTTACATTAGAAGCAGTTATAACTCCTTATGATGTAAATGGAGATGCTAATAGAACAACAGGTAATGGTGTCTTAACTTCTACTAAAACTCCCCCATATCCTAATGATAGTTTATCTAGTAGGGCTAGTACATATCAAAGCACTGCATTACTAGGTAGAGAAGAACAAACATCATATACTGTTGCTCCGCATAAATTAATGATTTTTTACAATACTAATTTAAAACTATATTTAGAAAATACAACGTTGGGTAGTTATAATCAACCTGCTGAATATAAAGTTGTAGCACAACTTACTAAAGGTGGAATAACAAAAACAATTGAATCAGAAACAGCAATTAAATCAAATGAAATATTATTTAATAAATATGACCCTGATGGATATTACGTTGATAATTCAACTAGATATACAAAACTAACATCTAGTGCATCTAACGTTTCTCCGAGTGCAGTTGTTACGATTAGTGGTAGTGGATTACCCGTTAATACGAGTTCTAGTAGTTCAGCCGCAACTGCAACTCTTACTTGTTCAGACCATAATAGTTCTACACCTGCAAGTAGTCCAGTAGGAGCAACTGCTACAATTGATATTGGTGGTAGTGGTACTGACTTTACTGTTCCTGCTGACTCAGGAGTGACATTTGCTACAGGACAGATAGTAATAAAATCTATACTAGGAAATACAACTAGTGCAAGTGAAAATAAAGAATTAATAATATATAATGATGGAACTGGTTCTTCTGATACATTTAAGTTCTATCCTAGAACTAGTGGTAATAATGGAGATGCATTAAGTGCTATTAATTTTGGTACTAGGGCTTTTGGTTATCGTTCAGAAGGTACTCTACAAACTACCACTAATAATTTAGTGGCGGCAATTAATGCAGTAAGTGGTCTTGATATAACTGCAAATTCCCCAAACCCTAATAGTGGAGTAATAAGTTTAATATCTGATACTCCACATTCTAATTTTAATAATACTATTACTATAGGCTCTGCATTAAGTGCTACTGCTACTACGACTTTAGCAAGCAATTATACTAATGGTTCTACTTCATTAGTTTTAACAGATGCTTCTTCTTTTTCTTCAACAGGAACAGGTACTATCAGTGGAATATCTTTTTCTTGGTCTGCTAAAAGTAGCAATACATTAACTGTTACAAGTTTAGGAGCAAATTATTCTGCGGGAGTTAACATAGTCCAAATTGGTACTGATTTTGGTGTTCTAAGTGGTATGTCTAATGGTTCTGAAGGAACAGAAGTAAATAGTTATCTTACAATTACAGACCATACAAATACTACTAAAAATTACAAAGCATCAGACTCAACTGCACAAGGAACAGGAACTACAGGAACAAGTAGTGGTACGACAGTAGTGTATTATAGAAATGGAAATAGTCTAAACGCTACTGCTAATAATTTAAGGTCTGCAATTTTAAGTGCTAATGGACATGGTAGTAGTAAGTTTAGTATTAGTACTGGTAACCCCCTGACTGTAACTTCAAAAGCGAGCGGAATTGCGGGTAATAGTGGTGGTGCTAGTACTGCTATTTCTGATACAGGATTAGTAGATGCAGATTTAACTTATACGCAGTTTACAGGTGGGGTTAATGAAGTTACAACTAACAGTTTTTACTCAATAGCAGACAATACAGTTACAGGTAACATAACTAAAAGATATCAACTATCTGCTGAAAATGATACAGGTAAGGCTACCGGAACTACAGGGCTTACTACAAATGGTTTATCAGTAGTCTTCTTCAATAAGGCTAGTTCAAATAACATTACTATGCAAAATTTAGAAACTGCTATTGAGAGTAGTAACGGACATAATGGTAGTATTACAGTTTCTAGGAGTTCGGCAGTTTTAACCTTAACACAAGCAACAACAGGTAGTAGTGGGAATTTGGGTAATAATGATATTTTAACAAATTCTTTTTCAGGATTTAGTGATACAGGATTTTCGGGGGGTAGTTTTACTGCCGGACAAACACCCGATAAATACTTACAAGTTACAGATGCGGCAGGAACAGTAAGAAGATATCATGCGGCTACAAGCGAATCACAAAACTCTACTGCTACAATAGGTGGAGTAATTTATGTTTATTTCACTAATAGTTCTACTCCTTCAACTGTTGCTACTAATCTTAAAAGTGCCATTGAAAGTAGTAATGGACATAATGGTAGTATTAGCGTTTCTAGAAGTGGAGCAGTTCTAACATTAACTATTACTACTAGTAATAACCAAGCAATAAGTAAAACTCTTGGTAATAATTTAGTAATAAGTAATGCAGGAAGTGTAAGTAATGGTGTTCATTCTTGGAATACTTCTAATAATTTAACTATTAATGTTGCTTCTAATGAGGCAATTAAGATTGGAAGAGGGGCTAAGATTTATGATTCCAGTATAAACTTAATTGGAACAGTGGCATCAGTTAGTGGAAATGCCATAACATTAACATCTGCTCCTGCAATTGTGGTTACTAGTACTTTATATGTAAATCAACCAAAAGAAGCATTATACTTAGAAGAGATATTTAAAATTTCTATGAGTTATAATAGAGGAACAGTGACTTTATTTATAAATGGATTTGAGGTCGCAAAGGAGAAAACACATATAATAAATTTTCAATTAGATAGTTCTGATTGTAAAATTGGTAGAGGAACTAACAATCAAGAACAATTTTATGGTGAGTTATATGAAATAGCATATCATAAAGGAAGAGAACCATGTGCTAGTAATCGGACTCTAACTCCTAGTTACAACGATATTTTATTTTATTATCGGTTTGGTGGTTAAAGATGACAGGCAGAATAATATATCCAGTAAATGCAGGTGTTAACCCCGACACAGTTGTAAGTGATTATCTGAACAAAAGTGACGAGTTTGATAATACAAGAGCCTTTACTTCTGTTTCAGTTAATCCGATTTTAAAGGCTATAGATTTAGAAGAAGAAAACTCTACTAGTACGAGTGATTTTGTTGCTTCTGCTATTTTTACAGAAATAAGAAATACTTCTCATAATTTAGGAATATCTAATGATAGTACAGATAGAGTTGGAAATAGATTATTACCTACTAGTGCCAATCTGTCTGATTATTCTTCTACACATGTCAATAGTCCTTCCTTTAAAATAAAAATATATAATGCCGATGTTAGTAATACTGCTATCAATCGAAAGGTAACATATGCTGTAAATAATAACTATCCTGCTTCTGCTACAGTAGGGATAGATATTGATAACTATGATTATTTTATATTATTAAATCCTGAAATTGTTAGTGTAGGAACAGATACAGTTAGACCACATTTTGCTAAAATTACTAATATAATAGCCTTTGATGAATTTGGGGATGGTATAGAATTTGAACCTAAATATCATTCACCTATACCTAAGAATACAAAATTTGAAATTTATAAAGGCCCACCTAAAACAGATACTAGTATATTAGCAGTAAGTTACGGATTAAGAGGGGATGCTTCTGCGTCAACTCCAAAATATGATACTATAAGCACTGTTAGTTTACCTACATTTTATTTTTATAATGATAGATTAGATGTTAAAAATCAATTAGACTATGGAGAAAAATACACATTAACATCTACGAGATGGTGGGGATATTCTACTTCTATAACAATAAATACACTTACTAGTGCGTCAACTCCTGCTTTAGCCCAATATGAAGCAGGTAGTGCTAGTAAATACTTTACAATGAGTCAAGCAGATTATAATAAATTAATAGTAGGTCAATCTCTTTTTAACACAGGAGGCGGATTTATTGGTAATGTTGAAAATAAATCAGTTGTTAGTAGTGAGTATAGAGTATACATAGATTATGCTAGAATAGCACTTGGGGCAATTAGTAGTAATGTTACATATAAAATTGGTAAGACTCACCAAAATATTGTATTTAAGACAGAAAATAAATTTGGAGATGCTATTCCTAACTTAGGTAAATTTAGTTTAGATGCTGTCTTTGTAGATGAAAATGAAGATACCGACATAACAGATTCAGGAAATGCATTTAATCCGATAAGATGGCATACGGCCTTTCCTAATGCAAAACGACATAGTTCTGATTTAATTGCAGTTACCGCTAATTCTGAAAATGGTTTACTAGTTGGCCCACAAAAATATTTATCTTTTGAAAAATCTAAATATCAAAATGATATCATCCCGAATATTAATTCTTCTTTATTAAATAAACCTATAAGTAAGTTAAGTCAAATGGCTAGAGTTAGTATTCATGATAATACAGGTATATCATATAGAAAATATAAAGAAAATGATATATTTGAAATGAGAAATGCTATATATAACACTAGTTTTAAACCTAAAACAATAGAAAATTATCTTTCCGAAACAATAGAAATTATGGTAAGTAATACTTCTAGTACAGTATTTACAGTTAGTAACTTAACAAATAAAATAGATTTATCTGCTTATTTAGCAACTAATGATATTGTATTGATAGATAACTACTATTATGTTATTGATACTTTAAACACAAAGGCTTCTGACACTACCCAAACTTTTACAATTAAGGCTAAAAGATTGACAACGGCTTCTACATGGACAGTTACAAATACGGTAGAAAATGTAGATAAAAAAACTTTACAAGTTTCTGCTATTAGTAATACATCTTATATTAATTTTGATTTTGAATCAGATACCGAAGTAGAACATTTAAGGTCTAACTTAGTAACTATTAATTCACATTCTATTGATAAAACTGCTACAAGAATGTATAAAACTAGAATAGTAACTAACAATTTTCCTAATCATGTAAATGAAATAGAATTTTCTGATAAGAATAATAGATATGCAAAGATACTAGATGCGTCAAGAAAATTTTATCAAAATACTAATATTAGTAGATTATATTATTATGCAGGGGCATATGCTATAACGGATGATGTCTTTACAGGAAAAATTGAAGATATTAAAGTCAATCAAGAAGACGGACAAACTTTTTATGAAATTGTAGGAAGAGATGATACTTCTAAATTATTAAATAAAACTATTACTACTAATTTAAAGAGTACTAGTGATATGAATTATTCTAGTATTACTCCTATACTAAATGTAACTTCTCATGGGAGTGCGGTTACTGTTGATAATACATCTTTAGTGGTTACTGTTACAGGAGTTGCTAATGGTACATTAGATGGAACACTAACAGATATTACCAAATATGGTATAATTGCAAATCAAGATGGAATTTTGATAGGCGAGGTTTCTTCTGCTAGTATTAGTAATACTACTGTAACTATAACATTGAGTCATCCTACTACTTTAGTTTCATCAGATATTACAAGTATAAAGTATTATGACCCCTTTTCTGATAGTTATCATAATTACATTAGTGGCGTTAAAATGTTAGGTAGTAATATATTAAATACAGATACTACATTAAATGGTGTAGATTTAATTGAGAAAGGATTATCTTTTGATAAAGGTTTAGATATAGATTATAGTAGTGCTTTTAGTACTACACCATTATTTAATTCTTCTAACACAGGGTCTTTTGAAACAGACAATACTTTAGGTTATGATATCAATACTCCAAAATCTATTGCGGCTAATGATAGTGATTTTGGTATTTTAATTGGTAATGAAAACGGTGTAAGTATTGACCAAAATGATATCACAACTATCAATTCAGAAAGTTTTGATATTGTTAATATACAAGAAAAAGATGAAAGTAATAGTATTCTATCAGTTGCTCCTAGATTTCCCATGATTTTAGGAAGAATTGAAGTCAATAGTTCTGACACTAGAGGAAATGCTAGTATCTATACTGTAAATAATAATGTAAATGTTGGTGGTATAATACATACATTAGATGATACACATTCTAATTTGTATACACCAAAGCAAACTATTCGATATTGGGATATGCAGAAATTTCCTGCCGGAACACTAACAAGAACTTCTGATACTATTTATTATTCAGGGAAACGTCCTCAGAAAATTCAAGGTTATGCGGTTGGATATGGTGTTAGAGTAGATGGTACGACTGTTACTCCTACTGAGACACCAACAAATCTGCCTATTAATGGTAGTAATACACTTAACAATTGGACATACCTTCAGAATTTTTATGGGCAACCTCAAAGTAAATTAATACAATCTTATGCTACAGTTGTAACAAGTGGAAATGCTCAATTCTTTGAAGCCAACATACCATATGGGGAATTTGAACAGATAGACCCTAGAACATTACCATTTGAATTAATGGCTACAGGAGATATATATCCTAACTCTAAATTACGTTGGACTCATATGGGAAATACAAATCATAGTAGTTATACTTATGATAATTATGGAATTTTATTAGAAGAACCATCTAGAGATTCAGCAACAACCACTACACATCAAAAATATGATGGTACAAGTAATCAAACTATTTCCGGTGAAAATAATTTTGAAACTAACACTATAACTACGGCAACTCAAAGTCCTTCTAATATGAGAAGATATGGTGTTATTAGATTAGTTGAAGCAACCTTTGATTGGCATTTTAATCCTATAGATTATGAATCATTAAAAAATGTAGAAGAAATCCCAACAGTTAATTATTTTGATTATGTAATGATGGCGAAACCTACACTTCTAGCAGATTCCGATTCAATTACAATAGGTAATGCTAATGATGTTCATGTCAATGCACATAGCGGAGTTAGTGATGTTATCTCCAATGTATATTTTTCTACAGACTACATTGGTTCTAATGATGCTGATGGCACAGATACTAATTTACCAAATGGTTTTATTGCGGGAAGACATGGTACTGATTGGGATGATGTTAATGATTTTTCAGGAAACTATAGTAATCGTGGACAAAGTAATCCACTTACTGCTAACAGTTTATTAGAATTTGCAGGATATGCTTCGGGTAGCGATATTAAGTATATAGGAACAAATGCTTTTCAGATACATAGAACTACTGACCACATCATAGATAATTTAACTACTTCAGGAAATTCTAGAGCCGGTGTTATTGAGGCTAGACAACGAAGAACTAAAGATATTCGATTTACTAATGTATTTATTAGTGGGTATGAAACTAAATTGGCTAATTTTAAACTAGGACATTTGAAAGATGGTTCTTCTGAATTTTTACCGCAAAATATTATTTTACCCATTATTACACAAGATGAAAGTGGTGAAAGTAATAATAAAGATAAAGACTTTAGTCCTTTTATTCATGCTGATGATTGGTTTAATCAAGATACAACTTGGTTACATATATCTAGAGTAATGAACGCTTTGTCTCAAAGAAAAAATAATAATCAATCTAGAACACGTATTAAAGATAAATATGGATTAGGAATTACTTCTGATAATGCGGACACTGCAACGGCTCATCCGTATAATAATTGTATTGGAGTGTTTAAAGATTTAGTAGATGCTACAACTGCTAATAAGATTTCATTTCCTAATAATACAGTAGTTTCAGGTCCACTTTCTTTAGACACTACTGCAAGATATGATGCATATCTAACAGCGTTAGGAGTAGATAATGACCAAGACCAATTAACTCTTAATTCTATGATACAAGAATATCCTAGTACTAATTTATCTATGGGGGGTACTAGAGTTTCGGCTGATTTCTTAATTAACAAGCGAGGACTACTTAATAGTACTAGCACAACTCATACAGAAAATACACACGAAGCAGGAACAGTAGCATCTGCACAAATGGTAGTTAAACCAATATTTGATTTAACTGCGGTATCAAATACACTGGTGTTTAGTAATAGTAATAAAACTGTAACATTTACACATAATGCGGAAAGTCTTCATACATGGTTAAGTTTTGTACCTAATCTAACAGGACACTATATTGTATCTGAAAAGTTAACTAGTGGTAACACAATTAGACAACAAAAAGACTTTGGGCATCCTAACTTTATTAGTAAAATTACTTCTCATACTGTTTCTACTGCTCCTACTGATAGTGCAATTGAAACACATACAATTATCTTTGATACTGCTATTGATGTATCTAATAATGGTACAGTGTATAGATTAATGAAAATAAATGAAACTACTTTCGATAATACTACAGGACAAGTTGCCTTTAATGTTATGCAACATGACGAAACTGCGGTTAATTTTAAATCACTAGGTAAAGACGATGAAGACTTTGAGTTTCAAGAATCTGTTTATGAAATGTTTTTATTATTAAATATAGATACGGCTAATACATTTATAGAAAGTAGAACAAACTCTACCGTTAATACTGGCTTTACCGATGGAGAAATAATTAATGCATATGTAACCGATGGAGAAAATTCTTCTAAAGTGAACATTACAGTATCTACTACGAGAAAAAAACTGTTAAATGTAACAGAATCGGCTTTAGTTTGGGATATTGGAGGTACTGTAAATGGTAATGGGGTAGTTTCTGTATCAGAAATATTCGATATCACTTTAGGTACTAAAACTAAACTTAAGGATGCAAAGGTATGTCATATAGGAACTACTTTTGATGTAGGTTCTAATATAGATACAGAGATACAAAATATAGTAGAAGAGGCAGGTTTAGAATTTGACCATACTAATACTTACATAGAAGAGACAAATAATATTGTAGAATCTCAAGGGTCTAATGGTAATTTAGGAATACACATAAATAAAATAAATTGTTATTCTGTTATAGAAAATGTTTCTGTTGGTGATATTTTATATACAGAACAAGGTAAGTTAGTGGGTGTAGTTGAAAGTATTGGTCAAGGATTTGGAAGTAGTGTTAATAATATGATAGTATTTACTGCGTTATATTATACACCACAACAAGGAGATGAACTAGTAAAAATTAATAAAACTACATTTACAACAAATATTAATTTACAGAACGTTGATTTACTAACAACCTTAAATGCACTAGCATCTAAAAGAGGAATAGAATATAATTTGAAAAATGGACAAATAAATACTAGAGAGTTTGGAGATACTAAAAAATTAAGAAAATATGAAATTAGTTATGAAAAAAGTGATACATTGTTATCTGTTGAAAATAGTGTTAGTATGTTTGATAAAGCAAATAAGGTAACTGTAATTGGGGATAATGTATCTTTTACTCTGGAACAAATCGCAAAAGATGAAGAAAAAGAATTAACAGTTATTGACCCTAATATTAAGACACAGTCAGATGCAGAAGTTAAAGCAACTAGAATTTTAGAAACTCATAATACTGAATCATATAAAATTAAACTTAGGTTACAAAAGAAAGGATTAGAACTGCTAGAAGCAGGAGATATTATGCATCTTAAATTGGAAAATCATAATATTCCTATGGGGGATTATATGGTTTTTGAAATAGAAAATATATTATCGGGGGTATTAGTAGTAACAGTAGGTACTTTTGATAAAAATATTGCAGAAAGATTATCTGAAATACGTGTAGAAAAGGGTATATCAGATGCAACAACTTTTAGTAAAAATCAAAAAACAACAATAAGTGGTAAAAGTATTTTCGATGATATAAATATAAGTGAGGTTAGTTTCGCATATACCATATCAAGTACCGAAGGAAATTCTAATTTAGGATTTGACGACACACTTGGATTTACAGAAACAGTAGGAATAGAAACTAGTACACAGGTAAGAGATAATTATGATAGTGCAGAATTTCAGACTTGGAAAGGAGGAACACGGTGAGTAATATGACAATAGTAAATGATGGAAAAAGGGATATTGCTACGAATTATATCAAAACCAATTACACCACAATTAAAGTTGGTAACGGTGGAGATGATACTGCCTCATCACAAACAGATTTAGATTCTGTTGTATTTACTAAAACTGGGCAAACTCCAAATGTAATTGGTAATTCATTAAATTGGTCTATAGATATAACAGGGGCAAATTTAGGCACACAGGGTATATCAGAATTAGGTATATTCCATAAAGATAACGATACATTACTAAGCCGAACCTCTTTTTCAAATACAGGAGTAGTACCATCGGGAGACACTATAACTTTTAAAATTAAATTGGAGGTGAATTAATGGCAGACAATTCCGGCTTTATTAGTACGCTAGGTACTAACCCTTCTACGACTAGACTAGTAGATGGTACAGATAATATTCACTCCGGTATTATTAATGCATTAAATATTGCAACTGGAGGAAATAGAGTAATTAGCGGATTTAATATAACACAATCCGATGGTGGAAGTCATACTACATATACAATGACGGCAGGAACATATCTTAGAAATGATAGATTGTTTTCATTATCTCAAGGAGCAGTTACACCAAGCACAGGAGTTAGTTCAAATTGTGACCATTATAGTGTGATTGTAATTGATTCTAGTGAAGCATTTGCTGTTAGAGATGGAGCAAAGGGTGTAGCAGATAGCACATCTTTAATTTCTGTATCTTCATTGGCGGCAGGAGATATACCAATTGCAGTTGTTAAAATTACTACAGGTTCTGCTACTGATGCAACAAATAGACCTATACAGTTCTTAGGATATGCACAAGAGGAAAAAGAAATAAGTGTATTTGATAGCAATTCTGAAACACTACGAATAAATAAAGATGGAACATTAACTAAAGGTGGTTCAGGAACAATTACTTTACCTGCAAGTGGAACTTTAGCAACGGCTGATGGAACAAACTTAGCAACTGATGCTATAGATACTAACAATATTCAAAATAATGCAATCACTTCTGTTAAAATTTCTGCGGGAGCAGTTACTACTACTACGTTAGCAGATAACGCAGTTACTACTGACAAAATTACTAATGCAAGTGTTACTTTTGAAAAATTAGCAGATGATGCGGTTACTGCTGATAAACTTGCAAGTAATGCGGTAGTTACTGCAAGTGTTGTAGATGATGCAATTACTTATGATAAAATACAAAACATTGGAACTGCTAATAGAGTTTTAGGTAAAACTTCTACAGGAACAGTAGAAGAAGTTCAAATTGTCAACAATATGATAGCAGATAATACTATTGCCGTTGGTAAAATTAACGGATTAACTGATTTAGGTAGTGGAGTTGTTATAAGTTCTGCTGAAAGAACAAAGTTATCGGGTATAGAAGCATCAGCAGATGTTACAGATACTACTAATGTTGTATCTGCTTTATCAGGAAATTTAGGCAGTATTACTTTAGGTCATTCAAATAATACAATTACGATTGCAGGGAACTTAACTGTAGCAGGGACAACTACTACAATTAATACAGGAACAATTAATCTTGCTGATAATATATTAACACTAAATAGTGATGCTACTGGTTCTGCTTCTGCTGATGCAGGATTAGAAGTAGAAAGAGGAGATGATACTAATGTATTACTTAAGTGGAATGAAACAACAGACCGTTGGACTTTTACAAATGATGGTTCTACTTATTATAATCTACCAATTACTAGTGAAATAACACCATACTCTCATCCAACAAGTGTAGTTTCTAATTTAGATACAAGTGGTGCGGAAGTACTTAATACATTGGAAACTAATTCTACAGGACATATAACTGCTATGACTAAAAGAACATTAACTAAGGGAAATTTAGGACTAGGGAATGTCGAGAATACTGCCATATCTAGTTTTACAGGTACGACTAATATAGCAACTGTTGGAACTATAGGAACAGGAACATGGCAAGGTACTGCAATTGCTACGGCTTATATTGCTAATAGTGCTATAACTACTGCAAAGATAAATGATGATGCAATTACTGCCGATAAGATTGCTAATGGGGTTATTACTGATGCGGCTATAGCATCTGATGCGGCTATTTCACAATCTAAGATTTCCCATTTAATTACTACATTGAATTCAAAACAAGATACCATCACTGTACTTGATGGATTGAATAAAACTGGAAGTATATTAAAAGTAGATATTGATTCTCTAGATGAAGAAAATGGTATAGACAGAGATAATGATTACTTTATGTTTGATGATGCAAGCGAAAGTTCAAATGAATTACACAAAATTAATTTAACTAATATTTTTGATAAATTAGTTGCAAATGATATACCTGCTCTTGCTTATTTTCCAACTAACACAACTTCTATTGCTAATGCAAACATTGCTTCTAATGCCGCTATTAGTTCTGATAAATTAGCAAATGGAACAAATAATAAATTATTTACTGCCACTTTAAAATCTAAGTTAGATGGTATTGCAGATGGTGCAGAAGTTAACGTAAAATCAAATTGGAATGAAACATCTTCTTCCGCAGATTCTTTCATAGAAAATAAACCAACAATTCCTTCAGGAAATCAAATTATAGATTGGACAGCAGACCAAGGTTCAACAAACATACATGCAGGTAATTACATTAATACAGAATATTCTGTTGGTGATGGAGGATTAACTCAAGTTAATTTCACAACTGCTAGAAGTAATAAGTTAGATGGTATTGCTGATAATGCTAATAATTTTTCACTTACCACAGGAGCAGTAACTAACGACCATTTAGCAGGTTCTATTGCTCAAAGTAAAATTACAGGATTAACTACTGCTTTAGGAAATACAATTACAGAACTAGGTGATTTAGGAATAACTGCAAATGCAACTGAAATAAATAAACTAGATGGTATCTTAGTAGATGCTACAAAAATAAATCATCTTGCTGATGTAACTAGTAGTATACAAAGTCAATTAGATTCTAAATTAGATGGTAGTAATATTCTTGGTTATACATTAATTGCGGAAAACACTCTTGACGGTAATGATGTTGTTCTAAAACTAAGAGGTGCAAACGGTGGCGGTACTAGTTCCGTAGTAGTAGAAGGTGGAGCGTCTATAAATACTAGTGTAGGCAATAACGGACAATTAGTTTTAGATGCTTTATCTGCGGTTGCAAGTATAGCATTTACAGAAGGATTGTTAACGTTAACATATACAGATGGAAACACTCTTACTACAACTTTACCGGATGCTACAACTTCTGCTCACGGTTTAATGACTGATACACAGTTTGACCAATTAGCGGCTAACGTATCTAAGTTAGCAAATATAGAAGAAAATGCTGATGTAACTGATACTGCAAATGTAACTGCGGCAGGAGCATTAATGGATTCAGAACTTACTGACCTTGCAGGAGTTAAAGGAGTAACAATATCTACATTACAAGTAAAACCATCAGAAGGTGCTTTTGCAGATGGAGATAAAACTAAGTTAGATAGTATTGAAACTGCCGCTACTGCTGACCAAACTGCGGCAGAAATTAGAACTTTAGTTGAGTCTGCTTCTAATTCAAATGTATTTACTGATGCTGACCATTCTAAACTCAATGCAATAGAAGCAAGTGCTACTGCTGACCAAACTGCTAGTGAAATCACTGCCTTACTTAATGATGTAGCATCATACAGTTTAGGAACTGCTGATTCAGGAATTATTACAGTTAATCACGATTTAACTGTTGCAGGAGATTTAATTATAAGTGGTGATACAACTACTGTAAACTCAAACAATGTAAACATAGGAGATAGTATAATTACTCTTAATTCAGATGAAACAGGAACACCATCACAAGATGCAGGAATAGAAATAGAAAGAGGAAGTTCTACTAATAAAACATTATTTTGGGATGAGAGTGAAGATGAATGGACTATTGGTGCTGAAAGATTTAGAGCGGGTTCTTTTGAGGGAGATGGTTCATTACTAACTGCACTTAATGGTAGTCAAATAACAAGTGGAACTATAGCGGCAGGTAGAGTTGCTACACTAAATCAAGATACAACAGGTAATGCCGCTACTGCTACTAAAATTGCTTCTATAACAAATAGTAATATTGTCCAATTAACAGAAACTCAAACGCTAACAAATAAAACAATTAACGCAAGTAATAATACTCTAAGTAATATTGGTAACAGTTCTTTAACTAATAGTTCTATTACTATTGATGGAACTTCTGTTTCTTTGGGAGGTAGTATATCTACTACTAATACACAATTAACAACAGAACAAGTTCAAGATATTGTAGGTGGCATGTTTGCTTCTAATACTGAAACTAGAATTAGTGCAACCTATGTAGATGGTGGGGATGGAGTAGGTAAAATTAATCTTGTCGTAGATGACATGACCGCTAATGATAATACATTTAGAACTGTAACGGCAGGTGGAAATACACTAGAAGCATCAGAAACATTAGCCTTTACTGCCGGAACAGGAATTACTATTGCTGAAAGTGGTGGTGCAGTAACAATTACCAATTCTGTTACTGATACTAATACACAAAACGTATTTGCATCTTCGTTTGTTGATTCTTCTGATGATATTATATTGCGTTTAACTAAAAGTGGTGCAAGTAGTGGAACACAAGACATTAAGTTTGTAGCAGGTTCTAATGTTACATTAACACATACAGATGCAAATAATATTACTATTGCATCCACAGATACCAATACTCAACTAACTCAAGAGCAGGTTGAAGATTTCGTAGCAGGTGTAATCGTAGCAGGTTCTAATATAACCAAGACATATGACGATACGGCAGGAACGCTGACTCTTGCCTCTACGGATACTAATACTCAATTATCGCAAGCACAAGTTCGTGACTTTGCCGGAGGTATGTTTACAGGAAATACTGAAACTTTTATTACTGCTACTTATCAAACAGGTGATGATACAGTAGATTTAGTAGTTCCAGTATTAGATGAAAATGACCTTTCTTCTGATTCTGATACTCATCTTGCTACACAACAATCTATCAAGGCATATGTTGATGGTCAAGTAAGTTCTCCTAGTGGAACAGTTACAGTATCCGATAGTACCGCAAATACAAACTTCCCAGTAGTATTCCACAATGAATCTAATGGATTATTAGATGATACAGGAGCATTAAGATATAATCCAAGTACAGGAACTTTACTTGTTCCTAATCTTGTTGTTGCAGGAACTTCAACTACTGTTGATACAGTTACAATGGAAGCGGCTAATGCAGTAGTGTTTGAAGGTGCAACTTCCGATGCTCATGAAACTACATTAACTATTACAGACCCAACTGCTGATAGAACAATTACTTTACCAAATGCTAGTGGTACTGTTTTACTTAATGCAGGTGTTCAAACTATTACAAATGATGCAACAAGTTTAGTTACAGGATTAGTAGTTACTAATACAGGTAGTGCAGGTGATAGTGGAACATTAGCAGGTATAGAAATAAAGAACGGCTGTGGTACAGATAGTAGTACGCACATCGAACAGGATGCATTTGGTGTCACTAGAATGTATACCGGACAAGGTGCAAAGAATGAGTTCTTACATGTATCTGCCGATGCAGGAACATTTACTATTGCAGGTGATTTAAAGTTAGGTGGAAATGACATTAAGGCTAGTGATGGAACTACTGCTATTACTACTTCCGGTGCTGATGTAAGTTTAGCAAGTGATTTAACTATGGCAGATGGTAAGGTTGAGATTACACAATCTGATGGTTCAGCACATGGATTAAAAGTATATAGAAATGATGACTCTACATCTACACCATTAGTTTATTTCCATGATGACCATGCATTTAATGATAATCCGGTTCTTCATGTAAAGAATGATAGAACAGATGAACATGGTATTAATGCAATTTTTGAAGGCGGTAAAGTTGGAATAGGTACTACAAGTCCACAATCGAGTCTACATATATCTAGTGGAACAAGTGGAGATGCAGTTTTAATTATTGAGGCTGATACAGATAATAGCGATGAAACAGACCAACCATTTATTGTCTTTGAACAAGATGGTGGAACTCAACATTCTGCTATTGGTAGTCATTCGGGGAACACTACAGACAATAATGCTTTGATTCTTTCCAACTCAGTTAGTTCAAGCGGTCTTGAAGCCGGAATAATTTTTAAAACAGGAGAAACCTCGGGATATGCTAATGCTACTGAAAGAATGAGGATTTTACCAAGTGGACAAGTAGGAATAAATACTGCTACTGCTTTTACGGTAGGACAAACTGCTAAGTTATCAGTTTCAGGTGGTATTAGTTGGGGGGCTTCAAATACAGATTTGTCTTACTTTAGAAGACTTGCCGCAGGTGAGTTTCAATGGCAGACTTACAATAGTGCCAATACAGGAGAAATACACTTACAACCTTATGGTGGTACTGTCGGAATAGGCACTACTTCTCCCGAATATAAGTTAGATGTTCAAGGTGGTTCAGTTAGAATATTACCTACTATTTCATCCAATGCAGGAACGGCTATCAGAATAGGGGCGGGCGGTGCTAGTAATGATATCACCTTGCTTAGAATAGATGGGGAATCTAACAACAACAGTGGAGAAAGCGATAGTGAGGAATTTGGTTTCTCAATGAAATATATGGGTAGTGGTACTGGAACAGGCAACAGATATGCTATGTTCATGGATAACCAACAAGGAACTGCTATTGAAGCCATGAGTATTTTACAAGATGGTAAAGTAGGAATAGGAACTGCAACTCCTTCTGCTCCATTACACATTGTAAGTTCAACTACTTCTGATATGTTAAGATTAGAAGGAACAGATGCAGGTAGTTCTTCTGCTCCCGATTTAATATTATATAGAAACTCATCAAGTCCGGCAGTAAATGATTTTGTTGGGATTATTGATTTTAAAGGTAAAGATGATGGCGGTAGTGAAAAATATTATGCTAGAATGGGTGCTAAAATAAGAGATGCTTCAGCAGGTAGTGAAGATGGACAACTATTCTTTATGCCCGCTAGAAATGGTTCAACAGATGTTACTAACGCTTCATTAGTATTAGATTCAGGATTTGGTGCAGTTTTCAATGAAGGTGGACAAGCCGCATTGGATTTCCGTGTAGAATCAGATTCTAATGCTAATATGATATTCGTAGATGCAGGAAATAATAAAGTTGGAATAGGCACTAATTCTCCTTCTGAAACATTACATGTTGCAGGAAATATGTTAGTTAATAATAATGCTTCAATAAAGGCAAATGGTAGTGGTGCTTTAGTACTTGGAAATACAAATAGTGGTGTTATTGAAATTAAAGGTGATGGAGGTTCGTCTATTATACAAGGTCAAGGTAACTCCTTAGTTTTACAAACAGTACGTGATACTGATGATATTATATTTAATGTAAACAAAGGTGGTACTGATTCAGATGGAACTGAAGTAACAGTAATGAAAATAGATGGTGAATTAGGACATGTAGATATACCTACTGATGATACAAGATTAAGATTAGGTGCAGGTCAAGACTTACAAATATTCCATGATGGAAGTAACAGTTACATTGACAGTGATACAGGTCTATTGAGATTAGATGGAAATGATGGAGTATGGATTGATGATGGCGGTTCTAACATACTGAGAATTTCAAATAGTAGTGTAATTTCATTTAGAGGTTTAGACATTACAGGAGATTCAACTTTTAATGGGAGTATTTCTGCTACAAGTAAATCATTCGTTATTCCTCATCCAACTAAAGAA